GAAGACGCCAACCACAAGTTGGTTATTGTGTTACTCAACTGGGATGACGGAAAGCCGGTTTGTGACGAGACATGGTTCAGGGTGGCGGTGTCAAGCGATTCCTTGATATATTCGGATATGGGAAAACTTAAGACGCTCACGTCTTGCAGTCCACATGGTGAGCCACCGGAGCCTAACGCCAAAGTAATTTTGGTCGATGGTGTTCCCGGTTGTGGAAAAACGAAGGAGATTATCGAAAAGGTAAACTTCTCTGAGGACTTGATTTTAGTCCCTGGGAAGGAAGCTTCTAAGATGATCATCCGGAGGGCCAACCAAGCTGGAGTGATAAGAGCGGATAAGGACAATGTTAGAACGGTGGATTCCTTCTTGATGCATCCTTCTAGAAGGGTGTTTAAGAGGTTGTTTATCGATGAAGGACTGATGCTGCACACAGGTTGTGTAAATTTCCTACTGCTGCTATCTCAATGTGACGTTGCATATGTGTATGGGGACACAAAGCAAATTCCGTTCATTTGCAGAGTCGCGAACTTTCCGTATCCAGCGCATTTTGCAAAACTCGTCGCTGATGAGAAGGAGGTTAGAAGAGTTACGCTCAGGTGCCCGGCTGATGTTACGTATTTCCTTAACAAGAAGTATGACGGGGCGGTGATGTGTACCAGCGCGGTAGAGAGATCCGTGAAGGCAGAAGTGGTGAGAGGAAAGGGTGCATTGAACCCAATAACCTTACCGTTGGAGGGTAAAATTTTGACCTTCACACAAGCTGACAAGTTCGAGTTACTGGAGAAGGGTTACAAGGATGTGAACACAGTGCACGAGGTGCAAGGGGAGACGTACGAGAAGACTGCTATTGTGCGATTGACATCAACTCCGTTAGAGATCATATCGAGTGCATCACCTCATGTTTTGGTGGCGCTGACAAGACACACTACGCGTTGTAAATATTACACCGTTGTGTTGGACCCGATGGTGAATGTGATTTCAGAAATGGAGAAGTTGTCCAATTTCCTTCTTGACATGTATAGAGTTGAAGCGGGGGTCCAATAGCAATTACAGATCGATGCAGTATTCAGGGGACAGAACTTGTTTGTTCAGACGCCCAAGTCAGGAGATTGGCGAGATATGCAATTTTACTATGACGCTCTTCTTCCCGGAAACAGTACTATTCTCAACGAATTTGATGCTGTTACGATGAATTTGAGGGATATTTCCTTAAACGTCAAAGATTGCAGAATCGACTTCTCCAAATCCGTGCAACTTCCTAAAGAACAACCTATTTTCCTCAAGCCTAAAATAAGAACTGCGGCAGAAATGCCGAGAACTGCAGGTTTGCTGGAAAATTTGGTTGCAATGATCAAAAGAAACATGAATGCGCCGGATTTGACAGGGACAATTGACATTGAGGATACTGCATCTCTGGTGGTTGAAAAGTTTTGGGATTCGTACGTAGACAAGGAATTTAGTGGAACGAACGAAATGACCATGACAAGGGAAAGTTTTTCTAGATGGCTTTCGAAACAAGAGTCATCTACAGTTGGTCAGTTAGCGGACTTTAACTTTGTGGATTTGCCGGCAGTGGATGAGTACAAGCATATGATCAAGAGTCAGCCAAAGCAAAAGTTAGACTTGAGTATTCAAGACGAATATCCTGCATTGCAGACGATAGTCTACCATTCGAAAAAGATCAATGCGATTTTCGGTCCAATGTTTTCAGAACTTACGAGGATGTTACTCGAAAGGATTGACTCTTCGAAGTTTCTGTTCTACACCAGAAAGACACCTGCACAAATAGAGGACTTCTTTTCTGACCTAGACTCAACCCAGGCGATGGAAATTCTGGAACTCGACATTTCGAAGTACGATAAGTCACAGAACGAGTTCCATTGTGCTGTAGAGTACAAGATCTGGGAAAAGTTAGGAATTGATGAGTGGCTAGCTGAGGTATGGAAACAAGGACACAGAAAAACGACCTTGAAAGATTATACGGCCGGAATCAAAACATGTCTTTGGTACCAAAGGAAAAGTGGTGATGTGACAACCTTTATTGGTAATACCATCATCATTGCAGCCTGTTTGAGCTCAATGATCCCCATGGACAAAGTGATAAAGGCAGCTTTTTGTGGAGACGATAGCCTGATTTACATTCCTAAAGGTTTAGACTTGCCTGACATTCAGGCGGGCGCGAACCTCATGTGGAACTTCGAGGCCAAACTCTTCAGGAAGAAGTATGGTTACTTCTGTGGTCGTTATGTTATTCACCATGATAGAGGAGCCATTGTGTATTACGATCCGCTTAAACTAATATCTAAGTTAGGTTGTAAACATATTAGAGATGTTGTTCACTTAGAAGAGTTACGCGAGTCTTTGTGTGATGTAGCTAGTAACTTAAATAATTGTGCGTATTTTTCACAGTTAGATGAGGCCGTTGCCGAGGTTCATAAGACCGCGGTAGGCGGTTCGTTTGCTTTTTGTAGTATAATTAAGTATTTGTCAGATAAGAGATTGTTTAGAGATTTGTTCTTTGTTTGATAATGTCGATAGTCTCGTACGAACCTAAGGTGAGTGATTTCCTCAATCTTTCGAAGAAGGAAGAGATCTTGCCGAAGGCTCTAACGAGGTTAAAGACCGTGTCTATTAGTACTAAAGATATTATATCTGTCAAGGAGTCGGAGACTCTGTGTGATATAGATTTGTTAATCAATGTGCCATTAGATAAGTATAGATATGTGGGTATCCTAGGAGCTGTTTTTACCGGAGAGTGGCTAGTGCCAGACTTCGTTAAAGGTGGAGTGACGATAAGTGTGATAGACAAGCGTCTGGTGAACTCAAAGGAGTGCGTGATTGGTACGTACAGAGCCGCAGCCAAGAGTAAGAGGTTCCAGTTCAAATTGGTTCCAAATTACTTTGTGTCCACTGTGGACGCAAAGAGGAAGCCGTGGCAGGTTCATGTTCGTATACAAGACTTGAAGATTGAGGCGGGTTGGCAGCCGCTAGCTCTGGAAGTAGTTTCAGTTGCTATGGTCACCAATAACGTTGTCATGAAGGGTTTGAGGGAAAAGGTCGTCGCAATAAATGATCCGGACGTCGAAGGTTTCGAAGGTGTGGTTGACGAATTCGTCGATTCGGTTGCAGCATTTAAAGCGGTTGACAATTTCAGGAAGAGGAAAAAGAAGGTTGAAGAAAGGGATGTAGTAAGTAAGTATAAATATAGACCGGAGAAATACGCCGGTCCTGATTCGTTTAATTTAAAAGAAGAAAATGTCTTACAACATTACAAACCCGAATCAGTACCAGTACTTCGCAGCGGTGTGGGCAGAGCCCATACCAATGCTTAACCAGTGCATGTCGGCGTTGTCGCAATCGTACCAAACACAAGCTGCGAGAGACACTGTTAGACAGCAATTCTCAAACTTGTTAAGTGCGGTTGTGACGCCGAGCCAGCGGTTCCCAGATACAGGGTCCCGGGTGTATGTTAACTCGGCTGTTATAAAGCCGTTGTACGAGGCTCTTATGAAGTCCTTTGATACTAGAAATAGGATCATAGAGACGGAAGAGGAGTCACGCCCATCAGCTTCCGAAGTAGCTAATGCAACACAGCGTGTTGATGACGCGACCGTTGCCATTAGAAGTCAAATTCAGCTTTTGCTGAGTGAGCTTTCTAATGGACATGGTTATATGAATAGGGCAGAGTTCGAGGCTTTATTGCCATGGACTACTGCGCCTGCTACTTAGGCGTAGTGCGCACGATAGCGCATAGTGTTTTTCTCTCCACTTAAATCGAAGAGATAAACTTACGGTGTAATTCCGTGAGGGTGGCGTAAACCAAATTACGCAATGTTTTTTGGGTTCCATTAAAATCGAAACCCCTTATTTCCTGGATCACCTGTTAACGCACGTTTGACGTGTATTACAGTGGGAATAAGTAAAAGTGAGA